TGAGGAAATGAATGAAGCCTGTAGCCAAAGTAGCGTCACCTGCTGCTATTGCTGTGCTCCGTCAAGCGACAGCGTTGTTTCCGAAGCGCAAGAAACTGTCAGACGGGTTGTTGCCTTCGTTAGCGCATCAGAAAGCCAGCCCGAATTCGGACCACAATACTGGGCTAGCAGTAGACTTGACCCACGACCCTGAAAAAGGTATTGATTGTGCTGTCATCTTTGAGAAACTTAAAGAAGATGAACGAGTGGATTACCTCATATACAACAAAAAAATTTGGTCAAGAGCCAGACGCAAAGAAGGCAATAGGAAGTATACGGGTAGTAATCCTCACATTAAGCATCTACATATTTCTATTAATGCTACTCACCGTAGCGACACTAGCCCCTGGTTTTGGTGGCTGAATCAACCAAAGATTGTGAATCAGGCTCTGGCTAAATTACAGCCTCAGCCAAAGAAGAAGGTAGCAAAAGGTATCAATTTGGTACCAATATGCACCTGCTGCAAAGTTCACAATACAAAACGAAAGGCAATCTAATGGAACAACTAAAGCAAGTATCGTTGACTTGGTTCCGTGCTGCGGCATCTGCTGCAATCGCACTCTATCTAGCGGGCGAGACCAACTTTAAGACTCTCGGAATGGCAGCCCTCGCAGGGTTCCTCGGACCAGTTCTGAAGTGGCTTGACCCATCTGCTAAAGAATACGGCAGAGGCGCAGAGTAGCCCTTTAAACGCCCTATAAGGCGATTTAAGACCATAAGACCCCCGACCTAAGGTAATTACCTTGGGAAGGGGGTTCTTTTTCTTTTTGTCGGCGTGTCGGTTTGGAAAAAACTTTGACATCGTGTGTATAATTTATATATAATAGATAATATATATAGGGGCGAAGCCCCTTATATAATATATATTATAATATATATAACTAAATATTACATAACCCCGATATGTCGAGTACTCTCCTGTCCTCCATAAAGGGGTTATGTATCTAACTGACAGGAGATAACTATGATTCAATTACAGGGCTATGAATTGCCAGCCCATATATCTTACTCGGCATTCACCACATACCTGACTTGTGGATATCAGTATTATCTAGGTCGACTACTACAGATACCTGAAGAGCCAAGCATCTGGTCTGTAGGTGGTCGTGCATTCCACGCAGCAACTGAGGAATGGGACTTAGCAAATGACTAATGAACTATGGGCAAAGGCTTGGGCAAAAGAAACCAAGGACATTGATTTAACTTTAGCCCGCGTTGCGGGTAGGTCTACCAAGGCTAATCCGAATAAGGAAGATTCCGAATGGTGGAATGAGCAAGGTCCGCGTTGGGTGGAGGACTATATCTCTTGGCGTAAGAGCAACAAGAATTGGAAGATTTGGAAAACCCCTCAAGGGGCTAAAGCAATCGAAATAGAACTCAATCCTGTCATTGCAGACGTGCCTGTGAAGATGGTGATTGACCGTGTCTTTGAGGTTGACGGTGAACTTGTTATTGTTGACCTCAAGACATCAGCGCGTAGACCAACATCTGACCTACAACTTGGCTTCTACAAAGTCGGGTTAGAGATGATGCTTGGCGTAAAAGTCAATCAAGGAAACTACTGGATGTCCAGAGATTCTGGGACAGGAGAGATGATTGACCTAAGTAGATATACCGTAGATATGCTTGAATATTTAGTGTCGGGCTTTGATAAGGCTCGCAAGGCTGGTATATTTCTTCCTAACCTATCCAGTTGCAATTTCTGTGGACTCACAGAGCATTGCACATTTACGAAAGAGAATAAATGAACAACGACGATTGGAAGATTCAAGTCTCCATCAAATCATCAGCATCTAAGGATGCAGATATGATTAACGTCCGTGCTAATACTGCCGATGAACTCAGTGTATTACTAGAGGGCGTATCTAATTACTCAACACAAATAGCAGCAACTGCTAAGATGGTTCAGGCAGCGTACACAACACTCCCTTTAGTGACGCCGCCTTCAATTCCCGCCACGCAGCCACCAGTCTCCTCCGTACCAGACCAGGCAAAGCAAGCATCCCCTACTTGTATTCACGGACCTAGAGTATGGAAGAGTGGCATAAGTAAAGCGTCAGGAAAGCCATATGCATTTTGGGGTTGCTCACAACCAATGGGCGCGACTCAATGCAAACCAGTTAGTTAATAACCTATAAAAATTGAAACCACTTGCTATTCGGGGAAGGTGGTGGGTGGTTTCAACTTAAGACAGGAGCAAGATGAAAACATTATCAAGGTCAGTTGGTAGAACTGATATAGGCGGAGAGCCGTTGCCCTCTGTCTTTAAAGCATTTGAAACTAATAAGATTATATTTCGTAGGGCAGAAGTATCAATGATGGCGGGAACGCCAGGTGTAGGTAAGTCAACACTAGCCCTAGGTTTAGCACTTAAGATGAAAGTTCCATCCCTTTACATCTCGGCAGATACCAATGCACATACTATGGCTATGCGCCTAGCATCAATGATTAGTGGTAAGAATCAAACTGACGTTGAGTATCTATTACAAAATGATTTAGGTTGGACTAGGGCTACCCTTGCTAAAGGTAGTCATATCGTATGGTCATTTGAATCTAGCCCTAGCCTTGTCGATATTGATGAAGAGGTTCAGGCATTTGAAGAACTATGGGGCTGTCCTCCTGTGGCTATCTTTGTAGATAACTTGATGGATGTAGCCACTGACGGGGGCGAAGAGTTCGCCTCTATGAGAGCGATTATGAAGGAGTTGAAGTACCTTGCTAGAGCGACTAACGCTGCGATTATCGTACTACATCATACATCGGAGGCTGTGGAAGGCAAACCGTGCCAGCCAAGGTCTGCTCTCCAAGGAAAGGTTGCTCAACTCCCAGCGCTTATCTGCACTCTCGGCGTTGTCGGAACTGCAATGGCTGTTGCGCCTGTCAAAAACCGCTACGGTAGGGCAGATGCAAATGCAAATCTTAACGCGTGGTTAGCATTTAACCCTGAGTATATGTATATTGAAGACATCCCCGAGAACGCATAGGAGCGATTATGGATGATGATTATTTAGAAATACACGCCAAGGAGATGGCACAGTCTGAATATTACAGACATCTTGCTAAGTGCATACAAAAGATTCAAGATGCTAAGCCACCGATTAAAGATGACTATACTCAAGGTGTTCAAGATGGACTAGGCTGGGCTATACGGATACTAGAAAAGGATAAAAGTGCTTACTAAATCAATTAGCAAAAGACTAACTAATCGCTTATGGTTTAACGCAGGGTTCTCTTTCAACAGAGTTGCTTTGGGTATTTCTTTGCATCGTAATTTTATTGATATAGATTTAATCTTTATCTATATTGCATTTGAATTTTACTATGGCAAATCCTAATGGTCGCAAGGGTGCTCAGTTTGAAACCGATGTAATGAAATGGTTCAGGGCTATGGGTGCTATATGCGAACGACTCACTAAGACTGGGGCCAAAGATGAGGGCGACCTTGTCGCTATTGTTGCTGGCAAGACATACATCTTAGAACTTAAGAACCGAAAGAAGATGGACCTACCTGCCTTCTGGGACGAGGCTCAGGTAGAAACAAAGAACTATGCGAAGGCTCGCGGTCTTAAGACAGAACCACCTGCCTTTGTTATAGTTAAACGGCGCAACGCAGGCATAGAGAAGGCTTGGGTCATACAGGATTTGGAACAATGGCTAGACGAGAGGAAGTAAATGACTTACCTAGTATCGCAGAAATACTTCGTCACTATGGAGCAAGTCTTCGAGCAACCCACGGGCAAGTTAATCTCCGTTGTCCTTTCCACTCAGACACTCACCAAAGTGGCACAGCCAACCTCGACAAAAATATATTCATCTGTTTTGCCTGCGGAGTGCAGGGAAACAGTTTACAAATAGTAGCCAGACAGGAGAATGTGAACATCAATGAAGCAAGGCGCATTGCAGAAGGAATTGTTGGGACGAGCAGCGGACAGATACGCGGCAAACATTTATCAGGCGGAAGATTACCTAAAAAGCAGAGGCATTCCAATGGAGACAGCACGGCTGGCGCGATTAGGCGTAGTCGTAGAGGCTGAAGTTGGACACGAAGCATACCAAGGAAGGTTGAGTATCCCTTATGTTACTAAGACTGGCGTTGTGGATTTACGGTTCCGTTCGCTCAATCCTGCAGTGGAGCCGAAGTATATGGGACTCACTGGCGCTGATACTAAAATGTATAATGTTCTTGACATTGAGCGGGCAGGTGATTTTATTGGTGTATGTGAAGGCGAGTTGGATACTCTTACTATGTCTTCCTGTGTCGGTATTCCTTGTATTGGTGTTCCAGGCGCTAACAGTTGGAAGAAACATTACACGAGACTCCTTGCCGATTTCGAAAGAGTCTTTGTCTTTGCTGATGGGGACCAACCAGGAAAAGAATTTGCCAACAGTCTCGCAA